TCTTCCTGAGTGTTGCCTTATACCAGAATACACAATCCTGTATCCTGTTAGATTTCACGGTATTGTCTAACACGAGGCACTCGTAATTTTCTGTGCACGCGTCCATAACCTTACAGAACATATCAAAGGAGGGGAAGATACCAAAGAAGGACTTGTATAACTTTTCTCTATTTTGAATGATATTTTCCCTAAGTATAAAGACATAATCGACATTGGCGCGAAGTGCTGGTGGGAGATCCATCACGTACTGCATAGTCAACATGAAGAATATCTTCCAATGGCGTCCATTCATAAAACACTGGCGGATACAGGTATCCTTTAGAAATTTGGAGTCGTACATACAGTCATCTAGGAGCATGAAAGCTCCACAGTTTTGTTTACCACCACCCACCAATTTTCTCTGCCTCGCCATGACTCTCTCTATCGCGTCTCTGTCATAATCACCGTATATGAAGAGATCTGGAATGAATTCAGAGTAAAAGTGATTACCTTCCTCTGTCCCCGAAAGAACAATTCCTGCTGGAAGATGTTTTTTATGGTACATGATGTCTTTTACTAAAGTTGATTTACCCGTATTTCGCTTACCTATGAATACACAAACCCTGTCATCTGTGATCGTTTCAGGTTTGAATTTCCTCAACTGAAGGTTCATTCTATTGTAGTGTCTCGTTTTATTTCACAAAATTTTACTCATATAGAATAGGAATGGCTGGTCGATTGAGACTTGCCGCCACTGGAGTCCAGGACCAATGGCTCACAGGTGAACCACAATTTTCATATTTCCTAATAAATTTCAAGAGGCATACTAAATTTTCCATAGATTATGTAGAAAATCAATTTGATGGTGATATTCAATTTGGACATATAGTAGAATGTACACTTCCAGGGGATACCGGGGATCTCATAAAAAATATGACCTTGAAAGTTACACTCGAAGATCCCCAACCTGATGCACTGCCCACCAATTCATCCGTGTGGTGCCCAGGGGTTATATCCCACCTGGTGGAGTATGCTGAGCTTCTCATAGGTGGACAGGTTATCGAGAAGATAACTGGTGAATACATTAGTATGCATCAACAACTCCATAACACCGACGACGATGTGAACCAAACGTTGTACTTTTTAAACGGACATCTTAGACAGTTACCTTATACACAGACATACACATATTTCATGGACATTCCCTTCTATTTCTATAGAAATCCCACCCTCGCGATCCCGATATGCGCCCTGACAAAACAACGGGTGTCGGTCAGAATTAAAATTAGGCGTTTACAGGAGCTTGTTTTTGGTGGTGAAACGACATTTAACCGGTACTTTAACCCTAGTGGTCTAGATGACGGTGATGACGCTCTTGGTGATGGTTTGGAAGATAGGTATGAAAGAGATATTTCTGGGGTAATCAAGCAATTTTCGTTGGACACAGATGTGGTATATTTAAGTGAAGATGAGAGAAACTTTCTCATGACCCGACCCATAGACTATGTTATCACCCAAGTACAAATGTCTCAATTTAAGATGAAAATTGGGGATGTGGAGAAATCTGTCATGTTGAATTTTAAACATCCAGTCAAAGAACTTTTATTTATTTCTCAATCGGAAACTGATAAATTAAATAACATTCCTATGGACACAAATGAAATTGTTAGCGCAGAACTTCGTTTCAATAATGAGGTTGTTTTTAATCAAAGTGGAAAGTTTTTTACATATGAACAGCCCTTTAAATATTACATCAATAGTCCACTTTTAGATAACAAACTACCAACGCAAGAAGCAAACTATGTATTCCAAAGATTTGGAATATATTCATTTTCACTTTATCCAGAGCGCCATTATCCAACGGGGCAGGTCAACATGAGTCGTATCTCCCACAAATTGTTTAAAATTAAGATTATTCCATTCGACGGTGGTGTGACAGCCAATGATACCCGAATATATGCAGTAAACTATAATATATTAAGTATTGGGAGTGGTTTAGCCGGATTAAAATTTTAGGTGGATATAATAGTAATGGCTGGACGTGTTCAACTTTTGTCATCAGGGCCTCAAGATATATTCTTTACAGATAATCCAGACTATACACATTTTTTAGAGGGTTTTAAGAAGCATACAAATTTTTCTAATCACTATATTGATATAAAACCCGAAATTTCGGGTGATTTTGGAAAGACGACCCGTTTTACAGTTCCACAAAACGCCGGTGACCTCTTAAATACATTGAGTCTTAAGGTTACCTTACCGAAGTTACCTATAGTTAATATGTGCTATATAGAATCTGTGGGTCATGCTCTCATTGAGTATGTAGATCTCATTGTGGGAGGTAAAATCATTCAACGTTTGTCTAGTGATTATCTTCAAATATATTCTGAACACTACATAACCCAAACAAAACAGAATGCCCTCGAAAGACTTATAGGTAAATATCCTTTACAAACGGGTGGTTCAAGAGTTTCTACAAATGGACTTATAAATCGCGGTTCGTTGGGTTCAGTAACGGATGAAGAATTTTACATAGACCTACCTTTTTATTTTTATAAACACCCGGAACTTGCTATACCTCTATGTGCAATTACCAAACAAGAAGTGGAGGTAGAGTTTAAAATCAGAAATGCACAGGACCTTGTTATAAATAAGACAAATGGTGATTATATGCCTTTATCACAGGATATTAAAATAAAAGATTTTAAATTGGGTGCAGAGGTAATCTTTTTGGATTGTGAAGAAAGATTTTTACTTCAGAACATGAGAAAGGACTACATCATTACCCAAATCCAACAGGATATATTTAACGTAGATGCGGGTGTAAATACGTGTAAATTCAAATTAGATTTTGTAAATCCAGTGAAGGAGTTATACTTTATCATTCAACGTACGGGAACCACAGGTGATGGTACCACGGCTGGTAATTTTGTAACACCATTCGACTATGACAATACATCTGCTGTACAAGATGGGAAGTACATACTCTACGAAAACCTCGACCACCTGATACTCACACTGGATGGTCAGGACATTATTACCAAGGACACCGGGAATGTGATATTCCTAAAGGCCATTCAGGCAGCCATTCACCATTCGAAGACTCAACTTATTAGGCGATTCTATTCCTACAGTTTCGCACTTCAGCCAGAAGAATGGTATCCAACAGGGCAGGTAAATTTCAGTCTCGTAAAAGAGCAAATTGTAAACCTAAGTCTGACATCGTGCCCCGATTTTAGCAGACAAATTCGTGTCTACGCCGAGAGCTTTAACGTTCTTAGAGTACACGAGGGAATTGCACAAACTCTTTTTGATACTAAACACTAAAGATGAACATGCAAACTGGTTTCGGTGACGCGGGGAATACCCAAGCCACCAACTACATGAACACGATGATTGACATCATGATGCCTGTTATGGAGAAAAGTATGATTTTGGCCGCTGAATATTGTAAGGCTTGTGGAAGAGATGTAATTCTTCCAGAAGACATGGAATATGCATCCAAATACTGTGCTATGAATACAGTTGGCCAGACGATTGGCTCCATTTTCCCAGAGGTGTACGACGATGAGGAATCGGAGGATGAAGACGAAATTGAAGAAGTTGCAGAAGACGAATGCCCGACCTTTGTTAGGTACTCGGGGAGTGACCCCAAATTTATCCAGATGAATGAAGCCTATGACCGTTGGCACAGCTGGGAACCCCAGAGTCCGGCAGAACAGATGTTAAAAAATGCTCTTAATAGTAATGAGCACATGGGAGCCTGATTCTTGGACATTTTTGGGTGACAAACTACAATCTTGTGATCTAGAGACGAGCTCTAGTGAATCTTCGGATGATGAACCGATGTTCACAAAAACAAAAACACTCAGGAAAACGAAGTACAAAAAATTGGAAAAGGAGGACTTACTTCCAGAATAATTTTCCCTAACTATAGTATAAAACTTACACAATGGCTGGCGTTATCGATACCGCTATGGACACTGTCACCCTCGTCGCGGCTGAGCTTGAGACTCAGTCCCTCAACTCCGTGGTCGCGGGTTTCTCCTTCGCCGCGGCGATGTCCTGGATGGACTTCGTTCGGTGGGTTATTACCCAGGTCGTGAAGGTCCCCAAGAACGGTGGTTCCCAGTACGCCCTCACCGCCCTCTTCACCACTCTCCTTTCGGTGATTGTTTACAAGGTTGTCTCTATGGTTTCGACCCGTGTCTCGAAGCCAGCGCAGCCAGTCTTCGCGGTCACCCGCTAATTGGGCTTTCGTTTCATCAGGGTAAGTACGAGGGTACCTACCAGGACGATAATCAGAATATAAATATACTCTTTCCATTCATAAGCAGTCTCAAGTGTGGGAACGCTTATGTGTGT